ATGTCTTTGTTCACATTGTACAAATCAGTTGAATGCACAACTAGAACAATTCAAACGATAACGCGATTATTTATAAGTTGTCTGATAATATGTTAAAATATATCAATTTCTGCGAGCACCACCATAAATTAGTTAAAATAATCACTTGACAAATTGAAATTAGTTGTTCTCGAAATATGTATGATATACATGATGTGTATGATATACATGATGTATATTTATGGTCACAATATTACTTTATAATTATGTTTCACGTGAAACATATTGAGAAATAAAATTGCACAAAACAAGTGTGTTAATTTTGTGCAATTTGCCTATTGACAGAAATAACTACTCAAGTCTAAAATGACATTATCGGCGGCGACCAATACACAGCTTCGGAAGAGCGGTCAGCGCGTTTGTGTAGGCGCACGAGCCGCCGTATCAAATATACTACACGGAAAGGAATGATGTTATGTTTGCATTAGGAGCGGCACTCGATGTTACAACGCTTTTAGGAAACTATGCTTTCCCAATGATAGCTTGTATCTTTATGGCGTACTACGTCAAGGAGATTCAGAAACAACATTCAGACGAGGTATCAAAACTTAGAGAAGTATTGGAAAGAAATACTATCGTCTTAGAAAAGTTATCAACTAAAATTGGAGGGAATGATTAAATGAAATGCAGTGAAGTAGGTTTAAACCTTATTAAATCTTTCGAGGGCTTGCGCCTTAAAACATACGCAGATTCTGGCGGAACTCTTACAATCGGCTACGGACACACAAGGAACGTCCGCAAAAATCAGAAAATTACAATCGAACAGGCAGACGCTTTTTTGCGTGCGGACGTTGTTACCGCAGAAAATGCAGTAAACAAATGGTATAATACATACCATTTTAGCCAGTCAGAGTATGACGCTCTCGTATCTTTTGCTTTTAATTTAGGAACTGGAAACGTGAATAAACTGGTAGCAAACGGTAGACGGTCACGAAAAGAAATTGCTGAAGCTATTCCTCATTATTGCCATTGCGGCGGCAAAAAACTTTCCGGTCTTGTTAGGAGACGTGAAGCAGAAAAAGCGCTCTTTTTATCCGGTAACATTTTAGCAAACGCTGAACCTAGTGAAGCGAAATATAGAGAAGTTGCAAGCGCTTGCATTAAAGGTGTATACGGCGATGGAGAAACTCGCCGTAAAAAAGTAACCGCTATGGGTTACAGTTATGCTAAAGTTCAGAAACTCGTAAACACTTATTTAAAGAAAGGACATTTTTAAATGAAAACAGAAAATCTTTTTAACATGTTTAACGCTCTTTTAGCGTTGGAGTTAGCGGAAAAAACACAGACACCGCAGACTATGCAGACACCGCAGACCATGCAGACACCGCAGACCATGCAGACACCGCAGACTATGCAGACACCGCAGACCATGCAGACACCGCAGACTATGCAGACACCGCAGACTATGCAGACACCGCAGACCATGCAGACACCGCAGACTATGCAGACACCGCAGACACAGACACAGAACCCTTACGACTTGGGAGCGCAGATTGAGGCACTCACTAAAGCAGTCCAGTCCAATGCGATTATGCACTCGGAACAGCCCAAAGCTATGACTGCTGACGAAGCACTGGCGGCTATTATCAATCCACCACAGAAAGGAGATAAATAATGAACACTTTAACCATTGAACAGACAAGCGCAGTACTCAATGACGTATTAGCACAGGTCACAGGCTCTAAAACAATCGGCACAGTAACGCCGGAAAACTTTGTCAGCGTTGCAACAACGGTGTTAAAACAGGACTATGATGTGACATTGAAAGCTATCTCACAGGTACTTTCCAGAACAATTTTTTCGGTGCGCCCCTATACACGGAAATTTAAAGGCATGGAAGCTGACGAAATCAGGTTCGGAAACCATGTTCGGAAACTCAATCTTTCGGACTTACCATTCGAGGATGACCAGAGATACACACTTGAGGATGATGTGTCGGTTGATATGTACAAAGTTCGCAAGCCGAAAGTTCTACAAGTCAATATGTACGGACAGGAAACATTTCAGACACATTACACAGTGTTCCGTGACCAGTTGGACGTGGCTTTTTCGAGCATGGAAGAGTTTGGTCGATTTCTTGCAATGGTGGCGCAGAATCTATCTGACACAATCGAACAGGCGCACGAATCACTTGCTAGAGCTACCGTAGCTAACTTTATCAACGGCAAAGTAAAAGGCGACGCTCCGAATGTAATTAAGTTAGTCACTGTTTATAACGATATGACAGGGGCGGCACTCACACCCGACACTGTTAAACAGCCGCAGAATTTTGTGCCGTTCGTAAAATGGATGTATGGTTATATATCTTCTATCTCTTCTTTGCTGACCGAAAGAACCGTTAAATATCACATCAACGTCACAGACCATGAGATTGCAAGACACACACCCGCAAGTATGCAGTCGCTCTACTTATATTCACCGGAGTTGAATAACATTAGAACGTCCGTTCTTTCTGATGTATTCAATCCCGACTTTCTTAAGTTGGCATATACCGAACAGGTCAACTTTTGGCAGTCCATAGATACGCCTATGGGAATTAACAATAAACCAGAATATCTCTTATCGGACGGTACTACTAAAGTTGAGGAAGAAGCTGTCACCACGTCAAACGTATTCGGTCTTATGTGTGACGTAGAAGCAATGGGCTACACGGTAGTAAACCAGTGGACTGCTACTACACCGTTCAATGCGGCGGGCGGCTACTCAAACATCTATTTTCATTTCACCGACCGTTATTGGAATGATTTCACAGAAAACGCAGTCGTATTTTTATTAGAGTAAGGAGTTCAACATTATGCAGATTGGCTTTACACAATTTTCAAAAAGAGAAAATAGTACAAAAAGACCAGCGCAAGAAACCTTTACTTTTTTTGACGGAGTTTTCAAAATGCAAAGTGGGATTTTAAGCCCCACTTTGCTTTTGACTTTACAAGCGGCAGACGGTACGCCGCTAAACCCTGTTAATTGGAATTATGCATATATACCGGACTATAAACGGTACTACTATGTTAAAGAATGGGTTACTAACAACGGTCAGTGGGCGGTTTTTTTAACAGTTGACGTTATGTCGACCTATAAGGAATTTATCGGTACGTCCACACAATATGTATTACGAGCGTCTAGTGCGCATGACGGCAGAGTTGTTGATACACGATATCCCGCTTTAAACTATGTCACCACAACGAGCGTTTCAGAAAGTAGCGGTATGTCGGCAGAGGGCGGGTCGTATATATTAGGTGTTATTAACGGAACGGTCGGAAGAACAGGTAGCGTATCTTACTATGTAATGACCAGTGGAGAAATTGCATATATTATGAATTGGCTTTTGACACAAGGAAACTACCAGTTCACGGACGACCTAGCGTTTGCAATTTTAAATCCAATAAGCTATATAGTTTCGTGTGTCTATGTTCCTTTTAAAGTTCCCGCCGCCAACGTTGACGCAATAAAGGTCGGATTTTGGACGGTAGATGGGGCTACTGGAAGAGCGCTTATATCACCCTCTCAAGGTCTGGGGAACGTTGTACTCAAAATCGCAGACCATCCACAAGCCGATAGGGGAGTATTTTTGAATAAAAACCCTTTCACACGTGTAACACTGTCTTGCAAGCCTTTTGCTAATATACCGATTGATATGTTTAAAGTCAGCGGCAACACAATAAATTGCCATATTGATTGTGATGTTACTAATGGTTTAGGAACTCTAACCGTTTATAGTGGCGGAAACTTGCTAGGTATTTATTACGCACAAATAGGAGTTTCGCTTGCAATGGCACAGGGAGCGTCCAACGCTTTCGTTGGTACTGCTAACACTATGTTAGTACAATCTAACGACCCTCAAATTGCACAATTTGAAAAAGCACTAGAGGACACACAATCTAAATATCCAGATTTCAATGTTCAAAATGTCTCCGGAGGAGCTTCTTCCGTTGGAAATTTTGGCGGGGCTATATTATCATCAGCTACTAGCGCAGTACCCGCTATTGGAAACGCTATTAAGTCCTTAATGCCACAGTTGCAAGTTACCGGAAGTCAAGGTTTTTTTGGTAACATTGACGAACTTATGACGCTATACATTGAATATACCCATATAGTGGACGAAGATAATGACGACATAGGTCGACCGCTTATGCAGAAAAGAGTTATCAATACTCTTTCCGGTTATATTTTAGTCAACGATGCTGATTTAGCAATAGACGGCTACGCCGGCGAACTTGCGGCTGTAAAATCATACATGAATGGAGGGTTTTTTTATGAATAAGTTACCGATGAATTATCCTGGTATTAACGCATACAATGGGAATATCTTTCCGAGTACCGTACATTCACGTGATAACATCACTTTTGCGTTTAACTACCGCTACTATTTTAACAAGTTATTAAGCGTATTCAAACATACGTTCCCCGAAAACTGGGATAAAAACTATGTACTCTACTCTCTGTACGGATGGGGATTTTTCGCCGTAATAAATACCGATAAATACGGCATTATTCCGCAGGCTTGCGGTATCAGTGGCTATAATGTGATGTATCAGCCGACACACTGTCAGATTGCGAACCCGCTTTTGCGAGGTATTCTAAATCCAAAAATCGGTGTGGAGTGCGAGTTGGTAAAATTACAATATGACTATACGCCGCCGATTGACATAGTAGCCACGTTTGCCGATATGAGAACACTCGCAATGCAGACTACGGATGTGAACCTGTTAAATAGTCATTTAAGTTATATCTTCGCCGCCAAAAATAAAGCACAGGCGGAAACGTTCAAAAAAATGTGCGATGAAATCTATCGTGGTGAACCGTCAACATTTATGGATTCTAGGATGTTCAACGAGACAACAGGTAAAATCGAACTTCCGTTTGTGTCGCAGAATGTCGCACAAAACTACATTGCTGACAAGACACTTTCGGCACTTGACAAGATAGACGCTCTTTTTAATACCACTATTGGAATTCCGAACACCAACTTATCTAAAAAAGAGCGCATGATAGCAGACGAGGTAAACGCCAACAATGTAGACACATATACTATGGCGGCTATGTGGCTTGAGAATTTGCAAGAAAGCTATGAAAAAGTAAACGCTATGTTTGGTATTAATTTAAGCGTGGAATGGAGATTTCCACCACAACAGAAAGGTAGTGATATAGATAATGTGGATTAGTGTACTAGGGATTTATAATCATGACAACACAATTTTCGACCAGTTCATATTGCCGAAACACGTTGACAAGAACATTCTTGTTAATCTGATTTTATTTCGTGCGGCAGAGTTGGAAATTCTGTACGCCGAACCAGAATTGCTGAAAAAATATATAAACTATTGGAGCGGCACACACGCCCATGTTTGGGAACATCTGCTTGAAACTACTGAATACACTTACAATCCGATAGAAAACTACGACCGAAATGAGGAATGGTCTGACAACGAAAGCGGCAATGAAAACGGCACAACGTCAAGTACCGGTAACTATTTTGACCACGGACAGGATAAAGGTGTTACGCAGACAGACACCGAAAACAAAAATTGCAATACCGCTTTTAACACTACTAACCTCTGGCAGACCGACCAGAGTAATAGCACCGCTTTTGAGCGACCGGACATATCTTTTACTCGTGATGGAAATAGTACCGCCGCCGGAACGGATAATAGAGACACTAAAAAAGAAAGCAAACATTCTGGTCGTGTGCATGGAAATATTGGAACAATGACAACGCAAAGCATGATTGAACAGGAAAGAGCTGTTGCAGAGTTTAATATATACGACCGGATTTGCAACGATTTTATTAACGAATTTTGTCTATTAAATTACTAAAGTTTCACGTGAAACATTTTCAAAAAAAGAAAGGATGATTATATGAGTTACCAAAATTTCCCTTATTCAAATTTCCACGAATTTAACGCTGACTGGATTTTAGAACAGGTCAGAGATTGCGTTAAAAAAGTGGCAGATTTAGGACTGTCTTTTGAACAGTTAAAAGAGTATGTTAATAACTACTTCTCTTCACTTGACGTTGACACCGCTATTGCTGATGAAATTCAGCGATTGATTGATAATGGCACTATGGGGGCGTTGATTAACCAAACATTGTTAGGAGAGATTAACGCTAAAGTAGATAGCTTAAATAGCTATATGGATAAAGTATATGTACGAGACAGCTATATATTGACTGTCGGACACTCTAACGGTGTCATGTTTAACACAATAAAAGCGGCTATTGACTACGCAATCAGTAAAGGTATGTCACTTACCAATAGATATACAATACTGATCGAACAGGGAGACTATTACGAACAGTTAGTGTATAATGACATACACGGTTTAGTTCTTTTCGGGTTAGGAAATGTACCGAATAATAACGTGCAGATTTACTACGCCGGAGAATATCCAGACTGTACCGTTCATATACAGGGTGATGTCTCTTTTTATAATCTTACGATTCGAAACACTATGTCTACTACTTATGCCGTTCATGTCGACCCATTAGACACTAATGTTAGTGGTGTCGTGACATTCCGCAACTGTCGCATACAAGGCGGAACTGCTGTCGGATATGGTAGCGGTACTAATACACATTTAAGGTTGTACGATTGCCAACTAGTCGCATCTGGTTCGTTTGCAAACCTCTACGCCCACAATTCGGCATATTCTGGAAGAACAGGACAGTATTTGATTGTAAATAATTGCTATTTTAATCATAGCGCCGGAAAAGCCGTAATAATAGATGACGCCGGATATAGTAACGGCAATACTACGAGTGTCATGACCGTTGTTTTTTCCGGTAACTGGACGGACTACGCCGGATATCTCAATATTCAGTTCCGCAAAGCGACAGGAATTGAAAGCACATGGAAAAGCTATCTCCCAAATAACGATGCCAATATCCGGTGTGGTACTGGGTGCGCTAACAATAGTGGAATCACCGGTCTAAACGTTATCGAGAATCACTTTGTACAAAGCATGGTAGGAACTAGTATGGCAGATAGTGCCGGAAAGATTTATGTAACAGCAACATTTCCGCCACATTTAAACGGCAATAACTACAATATCGCAGTCACGGCTTGTAATGTTGACGGCATAGGACATAATGCCACATTTCTAAATAAGGGCGAAAGTTTTTATCAATTCACCATTGATGGAGTTGCTACGACCGGTGTGCATAATTGGCAAGTAAACGTAGAGTTCACGGTCGCATAAATTAAAAGAGGGGCGTAATCCCCTCTTTTAAATTGTTAAATTAACAGATATATGAGTGTTTTGCATAACATTGAATTTTCTCATATTCTACCTCTTTTCTAAAATACTATATCGCAAAGTTCGCCGTGTGTGCACACTAATTGATGATTTTCCATATTAAGAAAATCTGTTGTGTCTAACATTTCAGCCGGTACACGATAGACCATGCCGTTTTCCTCGTTTTCATAGTAGTAATATTTCCTTGTTACCACAAAACCTTTTCTGTAAATTTCTCGTGCCATTCTTAAATTAGGTTTTCTCATGTTTCATATCTCCTTTATGTTGTTGTTTTTGTATCTCTCTTCCTTACATTATTACAATACCATATACAGTGCACTTTTACAATATACAAAATGCACAAAAAATCATGTTAAAATTGACGCAAATACTGACAAGCAAAAATCACTTTCAAAAGTAACAAGATTGCGTGCATAATCAGACATTACACGAGGGTATTTCAGTTTAAAACGTTTTAAGTCGATTTCCGCCGTGGTAAATACTTGTGGTGTACCGCTTATATGTTCCGATACATAATAGCGTCCGTCTTTTAAACGATAAATAGCAAATATATCGTCAATGGCGGCTATGCATTTTAGTCCTCTCAGATTGTAGCTTTTAATATCGTCAGTAGTATCGCCAAAATCGTTGTCCAAAGACATTGAGTTAAACGCCTTGTTTTTTGACGCTCTGTAAAGAGCGGTATCTTTTTTGAGATTACTTATCTTGCTATCCGCCAAGTTGATATAAGCAATACCTCTGTCTTTTAATACTGTAACTTCTCTTCCGCTTTTCTGCGCTCTGCGTGCTATGTTTACCATGCCAAAACTGATAAAGACAGGATTGCTAATATTATTCGAGTTTCCACAACAAAATACCTTTACCGGTTCAGAGCCCTCTAATTCTCGGTTTCGGTTTATGGTTTCGTAACAGTTTAAAAACGCTTCTCCCTCGTCCTTTATTTTTCGTGCATTTTTTTCCGGCACGAACTCGTCAAATATTAACCAGTCTACATCCGTAGCGTCAAACCCTCGCACGTTTGCAAATGTGGATAGTGCCATACAATAACCGAGCGGCTCTGGATTCTCGCCTAGATAATGAGCCGCCACATATTTATTGATTTTTTTAGTAGTGGTTTCTATGCCACGAACACGCTCTATTGACTTAAGCGGAGAGTATTCTTCCGTTCCGATTAAGTCAATATTAGTTTGAGTTCGGCGCAGATAAATGTATTTTTTTCCTAGCCGGATGGCGGTGTCAAGTAAACCAAAAGTCTTGCCAGTACCACGACCGCCAGTAATTAGATTAAATGTACAACCGAGCGACAGCACATAGTCAGTGTTTAAATATCCGCTTTTCTGATATAATTCCATGTTTTCTCCTTTCAAAAAAGCCCGCTCTAGGCGGGCTTATTATGCTTTGTTTATAAAGTGACTGTTACAAATTCACGGTCGTTTTTCGATTTGCCGGTGACAACCTTGATGTCGAAACCGGTTGTTATGCCGTCATCAGAAAGAAAGTCTACAATATTTGTAAAGGCTTCACGTGCCGTTCCGCTATTGGTGACATACACTCTACCGTCCATGTCCTCAATAGCAAGGAGTAATTTTTCTTCTCCAACTTCTCCGGTTTCCTCATTGATTTCTTTCTGTAACATTGTACTGTAATTTTTTACAGTCAACTTCTCACCGGCAACGTCTTTCAATTTAATGTTTTCTGCTCCCTGAGAATAGCGGTATTTATCCATTCCTGTTAATGGCGCACCCATTTTTAAAAATTCATACTTTTTCATTATTCATCAATCTCCTTTTCTTTGTTTTCAGTTAATCTTTCTGCGCTTAAAATAGATGTAAGCGGCACAAGATAGGTTTCTTTTCTCGTTCCAATGTTTGCAACAGACAGGACTTTCTCGCCATCTGCCGCATTTCTTTTAGCTTCCGCTAAAAGATAACGCTTATCTTTCTTTTCAGTGTAGTCTAACACTACACTATGCGGCGTGCCTGTGCCGTCTAATGATGTAACTAATACCTCGTAAATCGGCACTGTTACTTTGATTTTTTTTCCTAAATTCATATTATTTCCTTTTTTCTCCCCGTATATGCCGTTAGGTCAGCAAAAAATTAAATTCTTTTTAAAAATAAATCCACAAGCGAATTTCTAAATGTAGCTTTCTCACCGTCTTTTAACGTTAGTATTAAATATTCACCGTATTTATCAACATCATCGAATCCTAAATTATATATCTCTTTATCGGAAATCTCTTTTACTTCATAGCTGTCTATGTCGTATTCACATTCAGTTATCTTTGTTGAGCCTTTTTCATATTTAACCTTGTCATATACTTTTACTAATACTTTCATTTTAATTACCTCTCTTTCTTCCTTACAAGTATTATTATATCAGATTTGGTCGTTTTTACAATATACAAATTGCACAAAATTATTAAGATAAAACATTGTATTCTTTGTAACCATCTAATAACTCGGCGTATTCCGGTGTCAAGCCTAGTGTATAAGTAGATTCTTTAATACAGACATTACGACCAATGGCTAACGTGTGACCGTCTATGTTAATAATAGTATTAGTTCTATCATTATATACAGCCTCGTTGCCGCCGCCGCCGCCCTCTGGAAAAGTGAAGCCATCACAAAATGATTCCAAACCGCCGTGTGCGGCTAAATATTCAGCGCCGTCTTTTTTCGATACTCCGGCAAGTGTCAAGTATAGTTCTTTTTCTCCTTTTTTATTGATAGCTGTATAGGCATATTTTTTCGCTCCAAGCGTTTTAAAACGGAGCATATCCTGTTCCTGTTCGTACACGCCCATATAATGGGTGATACCATGCTTGTCTGTTGCAAATGCTTTATTCTTTTTGCTGTCCGCAAGTGCTTTTTTATTAAACGGTGTAAGGTCAACTTCTCCTATATACTTCACGCTGTCTGTGTCGCAATAAAGAAAATATGCGTATGGAGTGTCCTCTACAATCCAGATAGCCGCATGTAGCGCATAGCGTGCTAATGCTGTACACCATACGCCCCAAGCGTAACTTAAAAAACGCTTGCTATTATTATTTTCAAAATTAGATTCTGCGTTATCGCTTTCATCCTCAGCATATAGCTTCTCGTATGCGTCACTAAATAATATGGCTATCTTTACTACGTCTTGCGCCATCATGCCGTAACAAGCATTTAGCTTGTTTTTTTCTTTCGTATATAATACTTCTTTTCCGTCTATGTCCTTTAATTCAGTTTTTCTTACGTAGTAAGTGCGTACTACGTCTTTTAATTCTTCCGGCAAATCGCCGTAACGTGCATGGTATACTTCTTTAAATTCCATGCATTCTATGTCGTATTCTTTCAATACTATCTTAAAATCAATGTCAGTTAGAGTAGTCTCCATTTCTTCGCATTCAAGGATTCTGCCATTATCAAATGTGGCATTTTTTATATGTCGTGACTTGTCTTTTGTTAAGTATGGACATCCGTGATCCATGCGCCGTAGAGATACGTTTTTAAAGCGTACACGCATTAAAAGCGCACGCTTGTATGTGTTCAAATATTTAATTACTTTTTCTGTGTCGGGATTTTCCAACAGAGCGAACTGCGACATAGGAAATTGACCGTTTATAAGCACGTCTGGATAACTACTCGACCTGTCCGCACTATGTACATTTTCAATTATTTTTCCGCTAAAATAACGGTTAGCGTGTGTGTCGCCGCCCCTAAATGCTTCTTTCAATAACTCATAAATATGGTAGTCAATTTCCATATTTTTAAGATAGTTTTTACCTAGTTTTTTTAACGATTCTTTAGCGTCTCGCCGCACATATCCTGTTGACGTTAAAGGGATAGTATAAAGTGTATCACCGTCCATTTCCATTTCTTTTTTGATACACTCAACTAATCCCATAACATCATAAACGCTATACAATATTTCGTAATCGCTTAACTGCGTCCAAGGGTAACGTAGCTTACTATAATCAAATTGTACACCGTCTAATTTAGAATGTTCAACTTGCATTTTTTCTGTATACAGAGCCAAGCCCATATTACTATGGAGATAACTACACCTATATTCAAATGTATCCCATAAGACCGCCTTTAATATCTTACGTTTTTTAATACAAAAAACGTCCTCGGTTTTAAAGCGGGCTATGCCGCTTAAAAACTGGAACTCATAACTTAAATTGTGAACATATATAGCAAGGCGTTCGTCACGCATTAAATTTTTGTCTATTTGTGTTAAAAAATCTAGTGCGCTTGCTAACGTCCTACCTACTATCACATAGTCATTATTTAATGAGATTTGCCAGATGTAACAAAAAGACTGGTCGATTAAGTCGGAGCGTGGAGATGTCTTTTCGGTAAAGCGGCTTGTTTCAATGTCAAAAGCCGCTATTATGTCCTTGTAATAAAAGTGGCTGTTTTTTGTGCTCTGATTGCCACGCTGACGCTTTACTATATCACGGTTGCGAACGTAGTAGTATATTGGTGTCATGTCGTCCTTTTCATATTCATAAATAGTCTCGTTTTTAACATATATCATATGCCTAGCTTCTCCCTATAATAGTCAGAACCCGCTCCTTTAATGGTGTCGGTATCTTCTAATTCGTCCGACTTTTCTAGCCATTTTTCAAAATTTCTAGTAATGTCGTCCGAACCAATATTTTTTTCTTTCATGTTTTCAAATAATTCATAAACTCGTTCTGAGCCATAAAGTCTTTCGAGATTATTTTCGTGCCACTCGTTCAAAAAGTCGATAAACTCCCAGTAGTCACTTTCCTTGACATTAAATCCTTTAGCTTTAAATGACCGTAAGTTATCACGCTTTTGTTTTTTCTGATAACGTAACGTAGCACTTTTCGCAAAGTAAAAATCCGACACTTGCGTGAGATAGTATGGCAAGTCTCTAGGGGCTATGTCTTTCAAAACTGGGAAGCCTTTTCTATTCTGCTGATATACTGGCGTATTTCTATACTCAGTATCGGCTAGTCTTTTAAGTCGCCTTTGTGCGTTTTTACGCAGTCGGCTATATGTCTTTCTTGCTTCTTTCTCGGTCATGTTATTTCGGATATATTCCGGTGTCAAAAACGGGTTCATATAAACACTTCCTTTCCTATCTAGTATAGCATATTTAGCCGTTTTTTACCATTGTCACTATGCATAAATATTATATACAAAAATATATTATGTATATCATGTATATCATGTATATCATGTATATCATATATATTTCCGGAACAACTAATTTCAATTTGTCAAGTGATTATTTTAACTAATTTATGGCGGCGC